CCATATTTTGATTTGTGGATGAATTATAGAAAAGAACACGGAATTGAATCAGAATGGTTATTTCCAAAGAAAGTAAATGGAGAATATATAGATGAACCTATGGATTCAAGCACTCTTGACAGTTGGGCTGATACGTTTAGTAAACATTTAGGAGAAGACTTCTATTTCCATAGTCTTCGTCATTTCTTTACAACTTCTTGTTCTCGAAGTGGACTTCCTGATGATGTAATTCAAATGCTAGTCGGTTGGAATTCGCTTGATATGGTTGCGGTGTACAAGGATATTGATGCAGATGAGCAATTTGCAAAATATTTTGCTGATGGAGAAATTAAAAAGGTTGAACAAAAATCACTTTCTGATCTTTAGTTTTATCTAAAATCACTTCTTCTTATTCCAACACTTCTTCACATAACAACCAAATTTAATAATTTTAACCCCTAGAATACCTATCCCTTTAATTATAATCTTAATAAGAAAAATAACTAAGAATACCCCTCCGCATACAAATGCATATTTGTAGACCACATCTTCATTATTAAATAAAGCTGCAATTATAAATGACATATAAATAATTAGCCCATCTACTCCACAGAAAAATATGAACTTATCGTCTTTAGATAAATACATAACACTCTGTATAAAATTAGGTTCAAGATATCCTAATCTTCTGCGTAGATATGAGTTTCTATCATATATGTTATTTTTGAAATTATTGTAGTTATATTTATTATGATTGTCTTTTAATATTATATATGTTTTATGAGTGGATCTATCAATATATTTGATATTATAATCATTCATATAAGTTGATATATGATTTATAACATCATCTATAGTATTTTCATTATATTCCTTATTATTGTTTAAAATTTTATACAGGGGATAATAAATTCGATTATATGCAATTTTCATATTATCTAATGGGACATTCTTATTATAATTATATTTGGTTACAATAAAGGTAAATATACCTGTTATAAGTGCAGGAAGAATTATTTTTAATATTTCTATAAATGATTCCATAATTTTACCTCATTATATTTTTACTTGCATCAGCTAATTATATGTGTTATAATACAAACCAAAAGAAACAAGCAATTATCCGTTAGACGGTTGAGCCAATATAATCAACAATGGCTAAATAAATATAATATTCAACACATTAATGACCGTGCTTTGGCGAGTGGCGGTCATTTTTGTGTTTATCAAGAACTCTAACTAGGTATGTAGAGCAAATTCCGCTTACTATACCAGTTACTAATGTAAAAATTAGTAAACCACAAAATGTCACGTATTATCCTTCTTTGTAAGTATTTCCTACATGATGTCACGAGGATATTTATATAACAGAACATCACTGCTCTGACGTGACTCAACCACCTAACCATCTCTATCTAGCCAAACAAAGATGTTTGAATAACCGCTTGTCCTCTACATTATAAATCATATGACATTTTCTGTCAAAATATTCCAAAAATAAGAGAATAATATAACATATAAATCAATCAGAGAATATAAAAATATCTTAAAAAGAAATTCTTTTGTATGGGTTGAGTCTAACTTGATCCTAGTTTTCTTAATTCTATCGACATCTAGGATAATCGGTTAATTTCAACCTTAGAAATAAGAAGATGTTCGTGCCTCTCTGCGTTAATGAGAATCCTAATTGACAGATAATAGTCATTAAATCTTATCAATTAATCTTTACTCCGAAGACCGAAAATATATAGAGAATAATCAGTAAGCATGGATACCTTGTGTGTCTTAGGGTACTTAGTTTGTACCTGAATAATAACTGGATATGTACAGTCCAATATCAGCTAGTTAGTGCTTTATGCTGATCCAGTGGGTGAGATGCCCACATTAGGTCTGTTCGTCTAGCGATCTAGGACATCGCCCTTTCACGGCGGCAACAGGAGTCCGAATCTCCTACAGATCATTACGTAGCTGATACTTAAATGGACAGCGAGGCTATACATTTTTTGTATAGCAACAGAGAGTCACTTCATGAGGTGGCTCTTTTATTATGTAGTATTGGCAGAGTTGGTATTGCACTGGTCTTGAAAACCAGCATTCCGAAAGATATGGGAGTTCGATTCTCTCACACAGCGTACTAAGTGAATTGCGCTTTTATGGTGTTTTATAAGTTGAATTTTTATGAGAAGTGGTATTGCTACTGCTTCTCTTTTTTATATTGGAACAAAAGGAAAGAAGGTGAGACAATGGCTAATTTAAGACAAGCCAAAACTGATGATGAGGTCAAAAAGTTAACAGTAAATAATGTAAAAGGTGCGTATCATGATTTAGCCATTGACTACAACCATTTACTAGATTTGGATTATATCTATTGTCCTCATTGTGGAAAATGGAAATCAACTAAAGGTAATGGAAACTTTTATAAATCTAACAAAAGTAAAAGCGGATTTGAGCATTTTGCATGTAAGGCTTGTATTTTAGATTTGTGTACTGACGTAGATCCTAAAACTGGCGTTAGAACAGACAATAGAGAAAAAACAATTAACACTTTTAGGCAGCTTGATTGGAAATTTAGCGAAAGTGATTATAACGCACAACTACAAGCTATTAATGAAGGTGTTGGTGAAAAAGTTCGTGGAACGGCTGTTCAAAATCTTATTGTAATGGTAGCTTCTCTTCCACAGTATAATAACACTTCCTATAAAGACTCTGAATTTTCTGTTGATGATATGGAAAATAATCCAGAAACAAATACAAAGATTGTCCAAAAAACTCTCAAATCTGCAAAAAAGCGATTTGGAAACAATTATAACAATGAAGAACTTATGTATCTTGAGACGGAATACCAAGATTGGACGACACGTTACCCCTGTGAAAATAAATCTCAAGAACTTTTATTTAAACGAGTATGTTGTAAGGAACTTGAAATAGATAATGCTCAAAAAAATGGGAAAGATACAAAAGATTTAGATGCTACTTTGCAGAATTTATTAGGAAGTTTAAATATCAAGCCTAATCAGAAAACTGCATCTGAATTAACTGATAATCTTACATTTGGACAGCTTATTGATAGATGGGAGCAGGAACAACCTATACCAGAGCCACAAGGAGAATTTAAAGATCCTGATAAAATTGGATTGCTGATTGATGTATTCTTCAAAGGGCACTTATCTAAGATGATGGGATTAAAGAATGCATTTTCTGCAACATATGAGAAATTTATTTCTAAATATACTGTTAAGAAACCTGAGTATGATGAAGATACTGATTCAGAAGCATTATTTGATAAGATATTCGGTCAAAAAGCTGATGAGGAGGTATAATTATGCCTCAAGTAAAAACTCAAACAGAGATAGAAAAAGACAAGCAACAAAAAATAATGGAAACTGTTGCTTGGAGAGCTGGGTATTATCGCAGTAATCCACATAGATATGTTATTGACGTGTTGGGACTATCTTTAAAATGGTTTCAACAAATTTTGTTATGGTGCATGATGCACTATAACTTCGTTATGTATCTGGCAGCGAGAGGTCAAGGTAAGACATACCTAACCGCCCTCTTCTGCTGTGTAAGATGTATTTTATTTCCTGGAACAAAAATCGTTGTTAGTTCTGGAACTCTGAAACAAGCTAACGAAGTCTTGCTCAAAATACAAGATGATTTTATGAAACAGTCTTCCATATTACGTTCTGAAATTGAGAAATGTAATATAGGTCAAAACGATGCTTCTATTTATTTCAAAAATGGTTCATGGATAAAAACTCGTACAAGCTCGGAGAACAGCCGTTCAGCCAGAGCAAATTGTATAGTCGTGGATGAATTTCGTATGGTTGATGAAACTGTAATTAATACAGTATTACGAAAATTCTTAACAAGCCCTAGACAACCTAAATATCTGAGAAAGCCTGAATATGCACATTTGCAGGAAAGAAATAAGGAAATCTATATGTCCAGTGCATATTTTAAAAGTTCATGGGCGTATAAAAAGGCACAAAGTTATACATTAAATTTCTTTGACGACACGAAGAAATATTTCATCTGTGGATTACCTTATCAAGTTTCAATAAGAGAAGGTTTGCTATCTCGCTCTCAGTTAGAGGATGAAATGAGTGAAGCTGACTATAATGAGCTTGTTCAACAAATGGAAATGGAATGTTTGTGGTTTGGTGACACGGATGGTAGTTTATTCAAATTTGATGAACTTACAGCACGTAGACGGTTGAGAAAAGCATTTCCACCATTAAGTTTCTGTAATGACAAGATAACAATTCCGAAGTTGACTGCTACAGGTAAAAGAATTTTATCCATTGACGTTGCTCTTATGAAATCTACAAAAAAGAAAAAGAATGATGCTTCGGCTATTTACATTAATGATTTAATTCAAGTAAATGATACAGCTTACCAGTCAAATTTTGTTTATGGTGAAACTTTTGAAGGTTTAAAAACAGATGAGTTAGGAATGATTGTTATGAAGTATTTTTATGAATATCAATGTACAGATTTAGTTTTAGATACTAACGGTATCGGCTTGGGTGTATATGATTTCATAACAAAGGATCAAATTTGCCAAGAAAACGGCAAAAGATATAAAGCCATGACATGTATAAATGATAAGGATATGGCTGAACGATGTAAGGTTCGTGATGCAAATAAAGTTGTTTGGTCTGTAAAGGCTAATGCTAATTTTAACAATGAAATATGTGTATTACTTAGAAACGGAATACAAAATGGAAAAATCAATTTTCTTATTCCTGAACAAGATGCTGATAGTTCATTAAAAGAAACTTATAAAGGATATTTTAAGATGTCTCCAACAGAACAGGCTAAATTGAAAATGTCATACATACAAACAACTTTTGCTGTTTATGAATTAATAAAATTAGATCATGAAGTTAAAAATGGAAATATTAAGGTAAAAGAGGTTGAAGGTATGCGTAAAGATAGATATTCTTCCATCGCCTATTCTTACTGGTGTGCTTGTCAGTTAGAACTTAAATTGAAACCCCAAACACAAAATACACAATCTTTAATTAATAAACTCCCTATCCGTCAACCATCACACTCATCTTCATTTTCAAAACGATTCTAATTAAATCACAAAAATTCACACATAAAAATTAAATAAAAAATCTCAAAGAAAAGGAGGTGTTTACTACATAAATGGCACGACCAAAAAAAGAGATGTCAGAAACATCTCCTAAAACAACTACTAAGCGACAACCTACGGCTGCTGAACGAAAGCAGTATATGGAAAAGCTTGAAGCACAGAAACAAAAATTTGCCGAAAGCAAACAGGCATTTAAGCAAGTTCGTGATGTAACCAAAACAGTTCGACAGACAACTATTAGTTCTTATAGTAAAGATGATGTCATCAGATATTTACAGAACATAGACAGCTATGAATCTGAATTACGTGGATTATCACGTTATCTCTTCTATCGTTCTCAGGTATATTTCAGATTGATTATGTATAACGCTACAATGTTTGATTTGAATTCAAGATATGTTGTTCCTACATATAATCCCATTGAAGATAATGATAAAGAAGCAATCCTAAAAGATTATTATGAAACATTACAGGTCTTAGACAGGATGGATTTACAGAACAGCCTACTTCCTATGTTAATCAATAATTTTATCGAAGATGTTTATTATGGTTGTTGTTGGATAGATGAGACAGGTATTTTCATATTAAAAATACCACCTGAATATTGTAGGATTTCAGGAAAATATTTCACAGGTGATTTTTCATTCAGCGTGGATATGAGTAATTATAAAAAATTTGAAGATATCCTTGATTTTCTTGGAGAACCATTAAGTTCAATGTATAAAGCTTATGGTGGAGATAGTAAAAACAAATGGCAACCTATGCCAGATGAATATGCTTTGTGTACAAAGTCAAGAATGGAGTCTTGGGAAACAATTGTACCAATTTACAGTGGACTATTCATCGACTTAATTGGGTTGCTTAATTTAGCTGATGTACAAGCTGTAGCAGATGAACAACAGATTTATAAATTGATTACTGCTACTATTCCAACATTATCAGGTGCAACAGATCCCGATGCATGGTCAGTTAATATTGACTTAGCTGTGGATTATTACAACAAGATGGTTGAAAGTTTACCTGATTATGTAGGTGCTGCAATTACCCCTATCCCACTTGGTACTATTTCATTCTCTGATGACCAATCTACTGACACAACAAAAGTTCAAAAGGCAACAAAGGAAGTTTTAAATACTTCTGGTGGCGCACAGATTTTGAACTCTTCTACTATTAGTGGAGCTGAAGCATTTCGTTCAGCGACTCGTGCTGATACAGAATTTGCAATTTCAGCATTACTTGGTCAGATTCAAGGTTGGACAAATCGTATGCTTGGCTATCAAGTTTCTAATCCTGCCAAAGTAAAATTCTTTGAAGTATCAGCATATACCAAAGACGCATTTAAGGAATCATTACAAAAAGATTTACAGTATGATGCAACAAAGATTCTTGCAATCAATGCACTTAATGGTATTAGTGAATTAGATACATTATCACTCGCATTCTTAGGTAATGACATTCTTGATTTACCAAATAGATTTAAGATTCTTACTTCTGCTAATACAGTTTCAAATAGCTCTGATGGAACAAAACCAGAGGTTTCTGATACACAGATTTCAGATGAGGGAAGTGAAACTCGTGACCAGAATAAGAACGATAATTAGGAGATAAAAGGATGGAACAGAATTTTATAAAAACTACAGATGTCTCTACTGCCGAGAAATTATCCTCTCTTGGTTTTCAGAGAATAGATATTGCGAATGGTATTTATACCTTTTTGAATTCTGGAAAAATTCAGTTTTCAAATGATGATATAGATAAAAGAAAAATTCAGTATAGCAATATGCTGAGTATTTAGCACTCTCCTATCTGAGTGCTCATGAATAATTCAGAAAGGAGGAAATAATGCAAAAGAAATATTTTACAATTGAAGATTTAATTAGTTTCTGTAAGCATAAGAAAATGTATAATTTTTCTTCAAAAGAATCTGGCAAACCACTTTATGTACAGGCGGTTCAAGATTTTTCTTCTGCTGACATAGAAAAAGCCGAAGATAATAAATTATATGCTAAAGTGCGTGTTTGTCACACATTACTTAATCGTAATGGTAGTTACATATCTGAAGATTCTATGAAGGCTGCAATGCCAAGTCTAAAATATTCTCCGCTACTTGCGAACATTCATCAATTGGATGATGGCTCTTGGGATTTCCACTCTCACGATTATCATATAGAAACAGATGAAGATGGTAATGAAATAACCGTATATGATGAAAAACAGGTTGGTACTTTTACAGCAGACGAACCTTTTCTCGAATATGACAAAGATATGGATAAAACATATGTCGTTGCTCGTGTGGCAATTCCTGAATCATATACTCGTTGTGCAGACATCATTCGTGAAAAAAATGGAACAAAGGTGAGCTGTGAGCTGATTGTATACGAGTGTTCATACAATGCAAAAGAAAAGTATCTACAATTAGATGATTTTGAATTTGCAGGATGTACTTGCTTGGGATCTGAGAAAGATGGAACACCTATTGGTGAGGGAATGCTTGGAAGCAAAATTACGCTCGAAGATTTCAGTGAAGAAAATAACAGTCTAATTAAATTTAATGAAAAAATGGTTGAATTACAGGCACGACTTGAAAAATTAGAGACTGCTTGTTTTGACAATAAAAACAATTCTAAGGAAGGAGGAAACAACGTCAATATGAATAAATTTGAAGAGTTATGTCAGAAGTATGGAAAAACAGTTGATGATATTACATTCGATTATGAAAATATGTCAGACGAAGAATTAGTTGAAGCATTTGCAAAAGCATTTGATGATACTGATACTACTGATGGCACTACAGATAATACTTCAACGGAAGATACTCCTTCTACAGACGAGGGTGTAGAACCAACTAATGATGAACCAACCGAATCTACTAAAGATGATAGCAAGGAGGATTCAACTACAGATGAATCAACTACTACTCCATCAGATGATGATGAAGTCAAGAAGAAAGTAGATAATTCTGTATCTAATAATACTGTTGAGTATTCATTTGTGAAAGATGGAGAAATCAAAAAGTTTGCTGTATCTTTACAGGATAAAATCTATGCTATCCAGGATTTAGTAAACGCTACATATGCTGAGGCAGATAATACATATTATGGTGTCACTGTTTATGATGATTATGTAATCATGTGTGATTGGTGGTCTGGAAGATATTATAAGCAGACTTATGATTCTAAGGATGACAACTATTCTCTTACTGGTGACAGAGTTGAAGTATATATTGAGTTTGTTACTGCTGATGAACAGAAAGAACTTGATGATATGCGTTCAAATTATGCTGAATTAAAAGCATTTAAGGAAACTGTAGAAAAGAATGAACTTCATGAAAAGCGTGAAGAAATTCTTGCAGATAAGAGATACGAATCTATTTCTACAAAAGATAAAGAAGAAAATTTTGTAAACAAAGATTTTGCCGAGCTTTATAAGAATATGGATAACTACTCTCTTGCTGAACTGGAAACACAGGTTAAAGTGATTCATTCTGATTTTATTGCAGAACATTCAACTTTTTCTGCATCGACAGAGGAGAAGAAATCAACTTCTAAGAAACAGTTCGCTAACCCATCTAAAGTTGTTAAATCAAGTAGATATGGAAAATTGTTTCAGAACAAATAAATAGAAAATTAAATAATCACTTTTTGTTAGGTCGCTTTTATAAAGCGGTCTTTTTTATTTTATCAAATTTAAGGAGGAAAAAATAATGGCTTTACGTTATTCAATTGAACAGCATCATGTTTGCTTCCCTACTAAAGTCCTTTCTGAGCGTGTAGGTAGAACATTAAACATGGTAATTAAGACAGATACAGACAACGGTACTGTATGCGGAAAAGGTAAATATGTATCTTTTGATCAGTATGAGGTCGCTGACGCACCTACTACTTTTGAAGGGGAAATTCTTGAGCAGGCTGCTGATGGAAACTGGTATGTGGAGGTTAAGAAGATTGATCCTAATGCACCAGCGATTTTAATTTATGAAGTTCCTACTATTGCAGAAAACTATAACTCTAAGTTTACAGCTACTTCTAACTTCTTTAACGAAGCAAGTGCAAGTAGAACAAAGACTGTTAGAGGTTTTGTTCTCGGTGTAACAGATGTATATGAGCTTAGTGCAGATGCTTTTGATGGTACACCTGTTGCAGGTAAGAAGGTAACTATCGAAGCTGGTAGCCAGAAACACAAGGTAGCTACTGCGTAAGAAAGGAGGATAAAATATAATGAGTAGAATGAATTTTACCGCACATGTAATGAATGTGTTTAAAGAAATGGAAACATCTTATGATGAAATTAAGAACCTTATGTTTGATTTATATAAGGGAGAACTTGATGAGGGTATTTCTAAGAAGGATGCCGAGGATAAGCTTCGTGAAATGTCTCTTAAAATCTTTGGTTTAACAAAGAATGCTAAGAAGAGAGAGCGTATTCGTGCTTACGAAGAGTTTGGTAGACAGTTCTTTAATGTTATTGAGGAGGTAACAGACTGGACAGTATCTACAGGTCTTAAAGAGAACGAATGGTTCAATGAGCTTGTAAACTATAGAAATCTTAATGATGGTGATGAGAACTTATTTAAGAACGAACATGAGGAAGTAATTCTTTCTGTTGCAAGAATGGGTAAGAGACACCATGATACAATGCTCCAGAGATTACCAGAAGGTGAAACATACTCTGTTGAGACTGATCTTTATGGTGCTGCTGTTGGTGCTGATATTGATAAGTATTTAATTGGACAGGAAGATTGGACAAAACTTATTGATGCTATCACAAAGGCATTCGTTGTTATGGTTCAGGATCTTATCTTCGCAGAAGTTCTTAATGCTCCAAAGAAGCTTCCTGTACAGACAGGTTTCGTTGAGACTGGTGCTTTAAATACACAGAACAGAGGCAAGTTCAACAAGGTACTTCAGAATGTATCTGTTGCAAATGACAATGCGGAAGTTGTAATTATGGGTACTATGGTAGGTCTTCAGGAACTTGAAAACCTTGTAAATGTAAACTGGATTGCTGCTTCTCAGAAGGAAGCCGTTGCTTCTATGGGTAGACTTGGTAATTATGGTCGTTATCGTCTTGTTGAGATTCCACAGAGATTCGCAAGAAATGATGTAACAAAGACTATGTACGATGATGATACACTTTGGATCTTCGCTTCTGGTGATAATAAGATGGTTGATATGGTTGATGTTGGTGAAACAATCATTGATGAGATTACTGACAGAGGTGAGGCTAATAGTAATATTGCGGATCTTATGAAGTACGAAGTACAGAGAGAACTTGGTGTTGCTACTCGTCTTGGTCGTTACTTTGGTCAGTGGAAGATTACTCAGGACTAATTTAATACAATACTTATGTAGGAGGGTATGAAAATACTCTCCTATTTTATATGGAAAGAAAGGAAATAAAAATGGGTTATACAAAGAAAACTGTCGCAAAAACAGAAGAAACTGTTGAAGCGAAAGTAACTGAAAAGCCAAAGAAAACTTTTACTGATTCTGACTTTATTTTATGTCGTTCAGTATGTTTTGGCGGTTTAAATATTACATGTCCATCTGGTAATACATATGAATTTAAGGATTATGGGAAGACTTGCGAAATTAACTACAGAGATTTAGTTACTTTGATTCGTAAGGGTTCTGACCATATTTTCTTGCCTAGATTTATTATTGAAGATGATGATTTGTTAGCTGATTTCCCTTCAGTTACAAAAGTATATGACAATATGTATACAGCAGAGGATTTATTAGAAATTTTAGATTTACCTAATAGCAGAATGAGAACGGAAATTGAAAAACTTCCTATCGGTGCAAAGGATGTACTTTGTCAGATGGTTGCAGGTGAAATCGCAAATGGACATCTTGATAGTATTTCAAAGGTAAGAACCTTAAGTGAGATTTTTGATTCTGATTTTGATTTGATTAGTAAGTTATTCGTTAAGTAAAGGAGGCTCACAATGACGCTTCCATATGAAACAATTTTTTCACGAACAAGAGGACGAATTTCAGATATGAAAGAACTCTCTCTTGACGAAAACGATTTGCTTGAAATTTATACAGAACGATTAAGCAATGTAATTGCTAATCCAAGAGTGCGCAGGCTATTCTCTTCTCTCACACTCGATGATGAAATTCAACAGTTGGATTTTGTACTGAATAATTCAGTAGATGAAACGGCTGATATGAATTTTGTCGTAGGAATTCTTGTACTTGGAATGACGATTGAATGGTTGCAGCCACAGGTTGATTCTATTATGCACACATCAGTAATGATAGGTGGTAAGGAAGAAAAGAAGCTACTCGACAATCATAAAAATATGATTGACCGTCTGGATTCCATGAAAACCGAATTGAATAAACGTATTCGTGATTACGGATATATGTACAATTCTTATATCAATATGGAGTCCTAATATGCAATACATATATGGTGACTTCACAGACAAGCAAATCAATGAAGCAGTTCGTGCAATGCATGGCGACATTCACAAATTACTGCTCTATAAAGACAAGACAATTGAAGAGAAAATATTTGAAGATGATGAAGCATTTCTCGTCTTCTTTGAGAATGTTATGTTTAAATTAGGCGGTACAAAAACCTTATTTAATGACAACGGACTTATGGTAACTCTTATGGCAACCTTACAAGGTGCTATGGATAATTTTAAGAGCGACCATTTTAGTTACAAAAAATTCCGTAGGGCGATTTTAGATTCTCACGGATATATAAAAGCAATGTTTGAGGAGGTGGGTTGCGATGCCGAGTCTACAAACAGCTAGGCGTGTCGCAAACGCCAAGAACAACGGTGCTAAAACGATTGGTCAGATTTATAAGGAACAGTCTGACGACATGATGAATTGGACGTGGGATAATGATAAGCAGAGTAAAAAATGCTATATCTATGATTGGAAACATGACGATTCGCCAGATATAAATGTTGGTATGACATATGAGAATACCACAAAGACACCGATTGATGCGAAGATACTTGTAAGTAAGTATGGTTCTATTGATAAGGACTCTCCTACTTTACAGTGTCAGTTCAGACCAAAACAGAAAGAATACTTTACAGAAGATGACGAGTTATTCTATATGGAAGAATATAGAAAAAAGTACCAATTAGTTGATATTTTTGTGGGGATGTTTTTGGATATTCCAGATAAAGATGGACTTTATCATAAACATTTAATCTGTATGAAAGATGTTGAACAGGACTTTCAGAAGTATTTCATTTTACCTTGCGATTATCTCTTGCAGTGGATACAAACCGAAGCAGATAAAAGATATAAGAGAAGTATGTGGTGCGTTTTAAAATCACAGTCTAGTTACAACTCAGGAATTTGGGTAGATAACGTGACCGCAAGCCAACAGAATCAGGAACTTCTGTTTATTCCAACAAATGAAATATCTGATACCATCTATTATGTTTCTGAAGATAACAATAATAACCAACGACTCATTGTAGACATTCCAAACTACTCGATTGAGAATTGGACACCTAATACATGGGTGGTAAGTAAGGTTGAACGAGTTAATGTCCGAGGAAGGACAAAGCTTACTCTATATCAGAAACCATTCAATAGCAATACTGATTATATCGAGAAAGATGAAAATGGTATTATCACAGGTCTTTGGGCTAACTATTTTGGTGGTACTGCCCCAACAGATCCGTCTACTCCAACCACTCCCCCATCTTCTATCACAGCAAGAATCTCAGCATCCACTTCAACTATTAAAGTTGGTGGCTCTTACAAAAATCTTACAGTAAATCTATTCAATGATTCCAATGAAGATATTACAACTGAATATGCTGATGCAACCTTTACATGGACTTGCTCTATTGACGATGAAGATTGGACTGATAAAGTAACATGGCGAGCTGGTACAGAGTACAACCAAAAGAAAGTAAAGTTTCCTAATGACACTTCCGTTATCGGCAAAATACTGTCTATTAAGTGTGAAATTGTTAAGGATTACTTGCCGATTAAATCTGAAATTTTGCCGTTGGAATTAATCGAATAGGAGGTGTTTTATGGCAAAAAATAAAATGATAACTAAAAAAGATTTACTTACAAAACTTCGTGCTTATAAAGAATCTCCTGATGATGATGTGATTCGTATCAAAAAAAAAATTGAAAAGATTTTTCTACAGTGTCCTGAAATATTATATGCACTTAATGAAAAAAAACTTGAATCAGAACTTTTTGATGATGACGGAAATATTAATTGGGAATGGAATGAAGAATTAGGTGAATATGAACCACTTGGAGAATGGGATAATTATATTGGTAGTACAGCAAATATACGTCCATTCTTATTTATTCCTGATACTCAGACAGAAGTTAAACATTATATTTGTTATCAAGTAGGAACTGATGAAAATGTCAGATATAATCCTACTGAAAAACTTCTTAATATCACATTTACCATTTTTGTACATGGAAATGATAGAGTTGATAAATTAACTGGTATACCAAGACATGATTTATTAGCTGCGCTTATTAGGGAGAATTTTGCATGGACTGGTTTTGAAATTGAAAAACCTACACCAATATGTAATAAAGAATCTACAACAGATAATAATTATCTTGTTCGTACATTACAGTATCAATGTGTACTTCCAAACGATCTTGTTATTTCTTCAAATGGTACTACTTCTTATAAGAATAAGAGGTGGTAATAATGGATAAAATGTTTTCTAATAATTCTTTTATTCAGCAAACTATAGAACAACAACTTTCAGATGAACAGATTCAAGAAGTTGAAGAATTAGGATTCAATCCTTTAAAAATGTATTTTGGTGAAGATTATGTAATAAATGAAAAAATTATAATTCATCAACCATCTATTCAAGACTTTATTGATTCAAATAGTGAAACTGATATTTATGGAGTAATTACACCATTTGTATCGAATACAACGGCTTATAGACTTCAACTTTGGGATATGGGCATTGATTGGAATAAAATCAGTAATCTTGAACTGTTCTCAATTCTCATAAAATCAATAGATTTCAATTATTCAAAATTAATATTTGGAGATATTGATTTTTCCACATTTAAATTATATCAAAAGCAGGTTAATAGAGATACCGCATTAACTTTATATAGTCAAGAATTAGATTTGGAAATAGACGAAGATACAAGAAATAAGATGTGTAAATATATACAGTTTATGTTTAACTCTTTCCCACCAGAAGAAGAATTCACATCTAATAAGACACTTAAACAGGATTTGATAAATAAAGATAGGCAGAAATTAATTCAAAAGAAAAAAGAAGCCTCTGAAAATAAAAATCAGCAAAGTCTTCTATCAATGATTGCTTTTTATCTTAATCATCCTGGTTGTCATTACAAAAAAAATGAATTACGTGAAGTCGGATATTTTGAATTTATGTATAACATTCAGCGACTTCAAATTTATGAATCAACTCGTGCCCTATTTGGTGGAATGTATAGTGGTATGTGTGATTTAAGTAAAGTGGATAAAAACGAATTTAATTTCATGCGTGATGTAAAAATCACAGCATGATTTTTTATTTTATAAAAACAATTTTAAGGAGGAATAAAAATATGGCTTTTAGATTAGGCGATAAACTTTATAAAGAAATTCTTTATGGCTATGCAGAAGATTTAACTACAACAAATCCTTTATATGTACTTACTCAGTTATCAGATGGTAGTGTCGAAGTAACTGCTGAATCTACAGAAGTAAAAGATAAGAATGGTAATTTAGTTAAGAAAATCTGGAAATCAAAGGCTGGTACATTTTCTGCTAAAAATGCATTCGTTAATACAAACATTATAGCTGCTTCAGCAGGAACAACACCTATTTTTGCTTCTAATGGCAATAAGGTAACAATGCCAAAGATGTTCCATGTTAAGAAAGGTACTGATGTTACAATCAAAGATTATGTTGCAGGTAGCGTAAAAGTTGCTCAGTATTTTGGTGATGGTTCTATTGGAAAAACATATACATTGGGTGAAGCGGCAGATACAGAAAAGTTTGCAATAGAGTCTACTTCTGGGAAACTCTCTCTTCCTACAGATACAGAAGCCGATATGTTCTTTATTAAGTATCTTAGAGAATCTGAAACAGGTGCTATGATTCAGAATAAGGCTGATGAGTTCCCAAATTCTGTAAAATTCATTATTAAGGCTACATATTACAATCCATGCAAGAAGAATGAATTAAAGGCAGATTATATTGAGTTCCCATCATTCCAGGTGTCTCCTGAAACAACAGTTCCAATTAATGCAGATTCTGCCGAAATGGATTTTAAGGGAGATCTTGAGATTGATTACTGTGGAACAGATAAGGTACTTTATAACATTTATGATGCTGATGAAGTTGATGCAGAATAATTTTTAGAGGGTGGATTATTACCACTCTCTTTATTTATGCAAAGGAGTGAGAACTTAAAATGGCAAATAATAGAATTTGTCTTACTTGTGGTAAACCTTATGAGTATTGCGGTTCTTGTCCAAGCAGTTTGAATCTCCCTGTATGGAAAAATATTTTTGATACAGAAAATTGTAAAACTGTGTTTGAGACAGTTAGTGACTATGCTCAAAATGCAATTACTAAAGAATCAGCAAAAGTAAGATTATCAAAATGTGATGTTTCTGGTGTTTTTAAGGACAATATAAAAAAACTTATTGAAGATATTAATAAGGAAGATATTAAAAACACAGATACCAAAGACAACGAGTTTAAAATAAAAAGTGGAAATAAAAAGAAACCTATTTCTACAATAAATGATTGATATATGAGAGTGTGAATTTTAGGGAATACATTTTCATATGTTGTGAATTTTGTATTCCCTATTTTTTACGCTTATGGAATGAAAGGAAATTATGAAATTTGACAAAGAATATTCGACTTCCTATGTAGAAGAAATGAAATTTCTTCGTGATAAGGGGATTCGTTATACATGGGTATACATGAACGAAGATAAAATTTCAGTATGGAAGTATAAAAAAGAAAAACGATTATGGGATGCTTTATCTGAAATGTATTCTAAATATAACTTAGATTAGGTGGTGATTGAATGTACTTAGACAATGCTTCGACCACTCCATTAAAATCGGAAGTTAAGGATTATATTATATCTCTTTTGGACACATACCAGAATCCATCGTCAATGTATCAGTCTGGTGTTAATGCGAAACAAATAATTACCACAGCACGAAATAATGTCGCCAAATTCATTAGTACAGATCCTAAAGACATTATCTTCACATCTGGCGGTTCAGCCAACAATACGCTTTTTATTAAAGGTTATACTCAGAGAAATGAATGTAGAGTGTTATACTCTCCTACTTCTCATAAATCGGTGTTGAAATGTATAGAATCACTCAAATATAAGTGTCCACTCAAAGTTGATCACACGGGAAGAATAGATATTCAAGATCTTAAGGAGTGTCTATCATCTGATACAATGAAGAAGCTTGTAGTCATAGAATATGCTAATTCTGAGATAGGAACTATTCAAGACGTGAAACAGATTATTGAAATGTGTCATTTTTATAACGCAATAATCTATGTAGATTGTACAGGCTCTATTAGTCAAATCCCTGTAAATATAAGAACTTTAGATGTTGATGGTATAGGATTCTCAGCACATAAACTTGGAGCATTAAAAGGTACTGGTGTTTTATACAAAAAGTCATTTATTGAACTTGAACCTCTTATATATGGTTCTCAGGAACAAGGCTTATTTGGTGGTACTGAAAATGTAATAGGTATAGCTGCACTTGGTAAGGCAGTTGAGAATTATGATTGCTCTTCTATTACATCTAATAATCGTGATTATATCTATAGTTACATTAAAAATAATATTCTAGATTCATATTTGGTTGGAGCTGATTTGAAGCATAGATTACCACATAATCTATACATATGTTTTAAAGGAATACAGGGTGAATCATTAATGACATTACTTGATATGAACGGATATCAGGTGTCAACAGGAAGTGCTTGTACAAGTGGTGATTTAACACTATCTTCTACTCTATTGGCTATCAAAATGAACAAAGAAGATATAAATAGTTGTATAAGAATTACAAGTGGTAAAGAAGAGATTACTGAACTGAATACGTTTTGTAAAACATTAAAGAGATGTGTAGAAACATTAAGACAATTGAATACAGTATAATATAAGGAGGATTAAAATTATGACAGATTTATCATTTTTAACAAATTTTGCAGTACCGATTATTGTTGGTATTTGCCTATGTATAGGTTATGTATTAAAAAATATTGTTACAACAGATGCAGTTAATAAGTATATTCCTGCAATCATGGGTGTATTGGGTGTGGTACTTAACGTATGGATGAATATGGCTTTTACACCTGAAATATTACTTGGTGGTCTTGTCTCTGGTCTTGCTTCTACAGGTTTATATGAAGCATTTAAGAATTTTTTGAAGAAGTAAGAAGGGATGGTACATATGAGTGGGATCTATAGAAAAACTTACACAAATTGATTATTTATTAGTCATTCTTGGGTTCTTTGCCATCTTATTTGCAGCCAAGGAAATTATCGAAATATTTAGTTATTTTAAGAAGAAACTTAGATTGAAAACAGGTATTGACGAAGATAAAGAGACAATAGAAAACCGTATTAAAACGCTTGAAAAACACGATAATTGGCAGTATCAGGAAATTTTAAAGATTTCTAATGGCATTGACGATATTAAAGACAACCTTACTAAAAGGGAAATTAAGGATAAAGCAAAAACAGTTGCTACTCTTCGAGGACAATTGTACGGATTACATGAAAAATTTGTAACCAAAGAGTATATTGATAAATCAGGGTTAAAAACATTTATTGAACTTGGAAAGATCTATGAAGCTGCTGGAGGCGATGATATTTATCACGACAAATTATATCCTGAAGTAATGGCTTTGCCAATTAAAGAAGATTAAATTTCTACCACAGTAAAAATTTACCATGATAAAATTTGTATAAACAAAATATACATATACATATTAACATTATGGACAACAAATTATGGTATTATCGAAATAAAAAGGGGTTAACATTACAGGAATTATCAAGACTTAGCGGAATATCAGTTGCAGCTCTAAATAAAATAGAGAATGGAAACACAAAGGATATACTTCTTAACAATGCTATTACTCTTTCTCATATTCTTAATGTTGATATATATGAATTGTTTTGTATTAAACATTGAGAAAGGAAGAATGAGTATGGGAAAAATGTTTTATAACTTAATATGTGAAGAACTATGTATAACAGGTGGTAAGGTTATATATATTGATACCAATGTTGGAAGTCTTGAAGAAGTACATAAGATAGTAACTGATAATGCTGATAAATACCCAAACGGAAAATGGGAATTATACCCTATGCAATTAGCGGTATAAAAACAATTAAATATAAAAACTTTATGAGAACGAGTCCAATTCAGACTCGTTCTTTTATTTTGTCTAAAAATAAAGGAGGAACTTATGGCTTATAGAATTATAGATGTGTCAAGCAATAATGGACAGCTTGATTGGGATACAATTAAGTCAAGTATTGATGGTGTAATCATTAGAATTGGCTATGGCTCAGATATAGAAAGTCAAGACGATTCACAGGCTATTAGAAATATGCAGGAATGTGAAAGACTTGGCATCCCTTATGGTGTGTACATATATTCTTATTGTCTTAATATAGAAGAAGTAAGAAGTGAAGCTGCACATATATTAAGAATGATTCAGGGATTTAATCCTGTTCTTGGTGTGTGGTTTGATATGGAAGATGCTGACGGATATAAAAGAAATCATGGACTTGTTCCCGAACAGAACGGTGAACTTCTTACAGACTTTTGTATAGAATTTATGCAGATTGTCAAAGACGCAGGATATACAACGGGTGTTTACGCAAATTATAGTTATTTTACTAATGTATTAAACGATGGTAGATTAATGTCCTTTGAAGGATTTAACAGATGGCTTGCACATTGGGGAATAGATGAACCTTCGATGGATTGTCTGTTGTGGCAGTGTACATCAGATGCTGTTATTGATGGATCTTCGGCAAGAACAGATTTTAACTATTATTATGGAGAGTTACCTAATGTTGAACCAGTTATTCCATCTGAACCAATCGAAGACAACTCTGAATCAGATGATATTAAAACAAAATATCATGTAGGAGATTATGTGTCATATCATACAATTTATGCGTCTTCTACTTCCGAAAATGGATTAACACCTTCAATTATGGGGGGTACAATTACTAATATCATTGCATCTGCAAGAAATCCATATCTTATTAACGATGGTACAGGCTGGATTAATGATGATTGTATTGTTGAAAATAATGAAAATACTTCTGAACCAGAATCTTCTGATGAGGAAGAATCTACAGGTCTTACTCATTCTGTTGGCGAATATGTCACATATTCAGCACTCTTTGCTTCTTCAACTTCCGAAGAACCACTTAACCCACTTTATACAGATGGAACTATTACAGCTATCGCTGAAGGTGCGAGAAATCCATATCTCATCGAGAATGGCAGAGGTTGGGTAAATGATTCTGTTATTAATGGCAGTTCTGCACCAGAAAATACTTACGAAGAACCATCTTATGATACATATGAAGTTGAAAGCGGAGATTGTCTTTCAGCCATTGGTGATAAGCTTGATGTAGATTGGTATTCTATTGCAGAAGCTAATGGTATAGGAGAACCATATACTATTTATCCAGGTCAGTCTCTTATTATACCTAGATAGTATATTAATAATAAAGAAAGTGTGGTTTCATAGTAATTTTTGAAGTCACACTTATTTTTCAAAAAATTATAAATACACATTCAAAATGTCTTTACTACTATCTAGCCATGTAGTAAGGGCATTTTATTTATATGGAGAGTGTGTGGCTAGACCACTCTCCTGCCCCCTTAATCAAGAAAGGAATGAAAGATATAGAAATTATTGATTTGATTTTAAACCAAGATGTATTGGAGAAATATAATAAATATTATTTCAAACAACATCCTAAAGCAAGGAAAATTCCTATTGAAAGACCAATGCACCCCTCGATCAACACATGGATGATATTACCAAGAATACAGATGAATCAACTTAAACAAAAATGGAAAGATTTTATTGTTTTTTGGATAAAGGACTTAGGTTTACAAGATAAACACTTAGAGTCTTTTGAGATGATATTTACCACTTATATGCCGACAAAAAGGCGTGTGGATTGTGATAACACAGTTCCTAAATTTATCCTAGATGGATTTAGTGAATCAGGTTTTATTATTGATGACGATGGGAAGCATTTACATTCTCTTACATTAAAAACAGGATATGATAAGGATAATCCAAGAACGGAAATAAAAATTATAGTGAAATAAAGGAGAATATTAAGATATGAACAAAACATTAAAGGTATATCAGATAATTAATGTCAATGCAAGAATTAAAAATGTAATTGAAGGTGACTCAGCAATTAATGCTGCATTTAAGTTTAAACTACTCAGATTATATTCAGAAATTCAGGGAGTTGTAAAGGATTTTGAAATGACCAAAGACTCTCTTGTTAATAAGTATGGTAAAGATGTTGTTGACGAAAAGGGGGAAGTTGTTCCAAATCAGAAGAGAATTAGTCCTGAAGATGAAAATTGGAAAGAATTTATTAAGGAAATTAATGCAGTAAGTGATTCTGATGTAGATGTTAATTTCACACCTATCAGTGCGGAAGAATTGTTTAGTATGGGGTTAGATACTGATGCTTGTGCTGATTTAATACCTATTGTAGAAGAATAAAATTATAAAGGAGATAAAAGGAATTATGAATAAGATAACAGTTAAAGAATTTGTTGAGGGATATAATAAGTGTGTAGATTCATTAAAGAATAGATATATACAGGAAAAGTTAAGCATTATATCTTACTTACCTGTAAATATTAAAGATGCTATTGCAATAATCATTACAGATAGAACTATGTTTGAACAGAAAAAATATACTGACGAAAATGGTGAAATAAAATTTCGTAAGACTGATAATGTACATGTTAATTCATTTGTTCAGTATATGTTATTTGTTAGAGAAGTTATTGAAAAGTATACAAATCTTGTTTGGAGTAATGACGGTAATTATACAGCGGATTATGATTTATTAAAATCTTCTGGACTTCTTGATAAATTAATGATTGGAGAAATTGTGAATGGAAAAGAAATTCCACCACTTATTCCAGCAAGTGAAATATCTGAAATAAGAACTCTTATTGATATGCATAAATCTGATATTATGCAAAATGTATATGAACCACACGCATATATTAGTCGTCAGGTTGAAAGGTTTGGGACACTTGCAAATATAACCATAGAACCACTTATAAAGCTTATTGAACAGAAGATACAGGGAATTCCACAGGAAGATATTACTAAGGTCGTTGAGCTTGTAAGAACTGGTGATTTTAAGGAAGTAGAATAAAAAAGCAGTACTATATTTTACATATAATACTGCTTAAATGTCCTTAATTGAGTGAAGATATATGTCGGAAATTCAATTAAGGACTGACAATTATTTTCACTTGTTAAATATATCATTACAATTAAATATTGTCAATATTTTAGGCTCTATGCGTGTCACAGCGTATAGAGCTTTTCTTATGGAGAGTGGTAATACTGCTCTCCTATTTTAGTGTAAAAATAGTGAAATTATAGTGAATATTTTGGAGGTGATGATAGATGGGTTCATTTAGACTAGATCAGAATTTTATAAATAAGATAGAAAAACAATGTCAAGAAAAAGCAAAAAATTTAGCACATGAGGCTTCTGAAAAATTAACAAATCATTATATTACATTGCTTGATTGGTATTATGCCGATTATCAACCAAAACTGAATAAATACGATGAACCATATTATATTCGTACCTTCAATTTATATAAATCAGCTCACAAATATTATAAAAATGGAACTGATAGATTTTATGGTGGTGTTCGTATTGATGGTTCTACTATGAAAGATTATTCAGGAATTAGAAATGCTTCAATATCTGGACAGGATTTATTGAGTACATATATCTATAATCCATCTGGTACATGGCATGGTGGTGATTGGTATGGTGGTTATGGAGTTACGGCGAGTTTTAACATTTATAACGAAATGCAAAAATATAAAAATAAATTAATAAAAGACATGCAGAATAGATGCAAAATCTAATAAGGAGGAATAAAATGGCAAAAGATGGTATAGTAAGTATTGCTATTGATTATAAAAACGAGCTTAATCAAATGATTCGTGATTATGAATCTGCTTTAACTAAGATGGCTTCAAATGATAAGTTATCAAAAGGAATGAAAGCACAATTTGATAATACAATTGCTGAGTTAAAGCGTTTTAAGGCAGATATGGAAAAATCTTTTTCTGATTTAAGTATCGGAAAAGTGGATAAAAACAGTTTTAAAGCTTTTAAACAAACTGTTAATAAGAATTTTGAATCTGTTCGTGCAGAAATTGATAGATTAGATTTAGCTGTTTCAACTATAAATTCACAGATAAAAATACTTGGAAATGGTGTTGATATAAGTAAGATAAGTAGTCAATTTAAAGATTTTCAAGATTATGTACAGAATACAAATAATGCTATTGATACAATGATTAAAAAACTTGATGGTCAAGGCATTTCATTAATATCATTTGATGATAGCGCAATAAATCAAGCAAAGTCTCAGATAAAAGAAATTAATAAATTACTTAAAAGTACAGATGAGTTCAGCGATGCAAAAGGCTCAAAATATGAATTATTTGATACAGAACAAGCTCAAGCAGAACTAGATGTTCTTGCCAAAGATTTAAAAAATACTCTTGAATTAATTGAAAAATCTGAATCGGAACTTTCAAATTTTGATAAAAATAGCATCGGTTTTGAAAAAACTATTAACCAAATCAATATATTGAAATTAAAAGCTGCCGATTTACACGATTCTATTCAACAGTTAATAGATATTCCCGATAAAACAGGAGAATATACATTTGGTGATTCAATACTTATTTCTGATGACAATGTTGATAAAAAAGTATCTGAATATGAAAAAATTGTAAAAGGAACTTTAGATGAAATTCGTGAATCTGCCATCAAAACTCGTGAAGAGTTAGATAAAATCGTAACACCTACCTCTTCCAAAACAGCTTCTGCAAAAATATCAGATAAACTCAACCCAAATTCAGCAGAATTAGTAACTGGTGTAACAATTGAAACCACTTCATCTGAATTATGGAAAAAGTTATCTCCTATTATTGAAGATTTACAAAATATCCTTAATAAAAATCCCGTTGTTGCTCCTGTAAAACTTGTAGTAGCACCAAATGCAGTATCTTCTGAAAAAAATGGTGAAGTTGGCACTATTAGCAAATCTTATTCGAAGAAGTATCAAAGAGAATTAGCAAAAACTGGTGAAGATGCAGTTATTGATTTAGAGGGTGTTTATAAGAAAACATTTACTTCTATAATGGATGAAGCTGTTTCTTATTCTAAGGAAACAATTTCTAAAATTCAAAATATCTTTGAATCTTCTCCTATTAAATTACATTTTGATTTTAATGAAGAAGAATTTAAGAAAATATCAGATACACTTCTCTCTTCTGATTCTGATAAAAAGATTGACATTACAGATCAGATTGCAGAATCAAAAAAGGAGGTTAATGAACTTGCTGAAAAACTTGCCGAAGTTAATGAATTATTAAATTCAGCAGATTCAAAGGATTTTAGTTTTAAAGGGTTTGATAAATTCGCAGAAGAAATTTCAAAAAGCCTTGGTCAATTAGTCGAATTACAGTCAATGTTAAAGACATTACAGAATATAGAATCTACTCTCGCTAGAGCATCAGGTGTAAGTAGTGTCACTGATATTGAAACACAGTGGCAGAATGTATCTAAGTTAATTGAGAATTCTATTAAGTTAGATGGTACTTTTAGAAAAAATGCAAATGTAGATAAACTTGCTTCAGAATATAACAAGTATCTCAATATGGGTGGTACTAATGAGTTATCATTTATTGGAAAGGTTGGGAAACTTGAAAATAGCAAGAATATTATGGAAACTATTCTTTCAAAAGCTAAAGAGCTAAATTCTCAAAAAGTAGATACATCTTCTGTAGATAAAGCAGATGATGAATTGAAATCAGTATCTTCTACTCTCGATGACGTTATCTCTCGTCTTGACCATATGATAAATTTGACAAGAGATATTGGTAATACATTTTATAAAATGTTCAAAGACACTTCTGTTAGTGATATAGATAAACAGTGGTCTTCTATCGAATCTAAGTTCAAATCTATTGCTGATGAATCTGGCAAAATAAATCTCTCTAAACAGAAAAAAGATATTCAAGAATTAGTTGAAATGTACCAAAAGTATGCAAATACTGGTGGTATGAAAACTCCTTTTGATTTAACAGATAATGCAGAAACCATTAAAAAAATAAATAAAGTCTATGAACAGATGAATTCAAAAAAAAATAGAACTTCTGTTACGAATGAGTCAAAGAATTTCATTAAAGTAGAGGATTCTGTTAATAGTCTCACTTCTGCTATTAATACAAAGACTGAAGCTATTAAAACAGAAGCTAATACAATGGAATTAGCTGCAAGAGCTGAAGTCAAATCTATTCAGAAGATTATTGATGCATTAAATCCATTAATTGAGAGAATAGAAAGTATTCCTGAATTAAAGATACCAAAAGAAGATACTATTCTTCCACATAAGGAATCGAATATTTCATCGGCTTCCAATCCAAGGAAAGACGCATTTCCTTCTAATGAAGAAGTAAAACAGAAAGAAAAGTTAGCTGAAGCAACTAGAAAACTTCATCAAGAAGAAAAACAGTCAAGTCAAGATTCTGTTAATTCTGCGTTAAAAGATCAAGTTTCTGCATGGAAACAGATTCAATCTATTCGTGAAAAAATAGCAAAGGCTGATAATCCAGATTTTATTAACCAACTCCAAGAAACTAAAAGATATTACCAGCAACAGTATTTAGATGCAACTAAAATTCTAAAATCTAATCAAGATTTATACGATGCACAAGGACAGTTAAATAGGCTTAAACAAATTGAGTTAGAAACAACTGCAAAAATCAGTCAATATCAAAGTAAAAATACTGAAAGTGTTTCAAAGTATAATCAATCTCTTAAAGATAACGCAACTCAAAAATTGTCTACTTATAATGATTCTTCTAAATATACTCCTGAGTTTATTGAACAAGTTAATTCAAAAATTTCAGAAATTGGACAACTTGATATTACGAAACCAGAAGATGTTGCTAGATTAAAAACAATTGATAGTGAAGTTCAGAAAATTGTCGATGATTCAAAGTTATTAGAGAATAAACTTGTTAAACAAGATTCTAAGATTGCTGACATTATATCACAGATGAAGATTTTTAGGTCACAAAATACTAATATGTCTTCATCACAAAAACAAGCATTAGATGATGTAATTAATTATGCCGAAAAACTTGCAAATACTGGTAAGGTAACTGCCCAACAAATAGAAAAGATAAAAATATCATTTTCTGGATTAAAAGCTGTAGTTGCATCAAGTGGTAATATGGGCAAAAACTTCTTTAGTCAAATCGGTAATCGTCTTACTGATATGAACAGCAAATTTGTTGCTCAGTTTTTGAGTTGGCAAGATTGGATAAGATATATTCAGCAAGGCATAAATACTGTTCGTGAACTTGATACAGCGATGACTGAAGTTCGTAAGGTATCAAACGCCACAGAAACACAATATGCATCATTTAGAGATACTGTATCTTCTACTGCAAAAGAGATTGCAACAACAAATAAAGAATTACTTAATTCTAGTGCAGATTTCTTAAGATTAGGATATAGTCTCGATCAAGCAAGCGATCTTGCTAAAAACGCCACATTATTTGTTAATGTCGGTGATGGTGTTGATATTACAGAAGCTACCGAAGATATGATTACAGCTATGAAAGCTTTTGATATTCAAGCTGAAGATAGCATTAAAATTGTTGATGATTATAACCAGATTGGCAACCAGTTTGCACTCTCTGCTTCTGATATTGGTGAAGCCATGAAGCGTTCTGCATCTGCTCTTGAAACGGGTAATAATAGTTTTGAACAAAGTATCGGTCTTATTACTGCTATGAATGAAATTGTTCAAAATAGTGAAAACACAGGTAACTCTCTTAAGGTTTTAAGCTTACGTTTAAGAGGTGCAAAGGCAGAATTAGAGGATATGCAGGAAGACACTGATGGTCTTTGTGATTCAACTTCTAAGCTTCGTGAACAAATTAAGTCTTTGACTGGTGTTGATATTATGATTGATGATAATACATTTAAATCAACAACAGACATTATTAAAGAATTAGGTGCTGTTTGGGATAAATTATCCGATTCTTCACAAGCTGCAACTCTTGAACTTATAGCTGGAAAATCAAGAGCAAATAATGTAGCGGCGTTACTTAAAAACTATCAAAGAATTGATGAAGTTATGGAAAGCCTTGGTGATGCCGAGGGTTCAGCAATGCGTGAAAATGAAGCTATAGTTGATTCAATTGATGGACGAATTAAGAAACTATCTGCTTCTATGGAAGATTTTTGGCAAAAAGCAATAAATACAGATTTTGTAAAAAATATTGTATCATCACTTGATACCATATTAAATCTATTAACAAAAATCATTAATCAGTTCGGTTTACTTCCAACTATTATTGGTGTTGGTGGCGCTGGTACAGGTATCTTTAAATTTATTAAGAATTTTGATTGGGTTTTCAAACCTTACATAAAACTCTCCAACAGTTTTTAGTTGGTCAATCATAGATAAGAGAATAACATAATGGCGTTACAATCAAGTCTATGGATACATGGGATTCTTAATAAAAACTCTGCAAACACTTTAGTGGAGTATAAACTATTACATGGAGGAGTAAATGCTTGAATGCTTGGTAGCTTAACAAACTACCCACGGATCACATAACAAACCATATTCCATATAGTTATATTGGATGAGGTTGCGAAAGTAGAAAAAATTGTATATGTGGATATATGAGAATATCAAGGAGACTTGATAGGTGTCTAAGTATCACTAATAACGGGCAACGAGCAGGACGGTACTCTACATTTTATAATGTTGACCATATATAGAAATGAAAGGTCATGTATAGAGAATAACTATATAAGAGAGCAATCCCCAACGACATACCCATCCTCTAAGTGAGTCATCGCCTTAAGTATGACATTCGCTTATAATGCATAGTGTACATTGCGATTTCGGAATTCAGTAATGTACTTGAGCGTGTGTTTCACTCAACTAGAAAATTTAAAAAATAACTTATAAATAAAATAAAATTTACGGAGGTTTTATTATGGTAAAATATGAAGAAAGAAATTGGTAATTTAATATAAAAAAAGAATAATAAAATAGAGAGTAGGAAAATCTACTCTCTTATGTAAAAATGATAATAATATTCCCTCACTAGGTTCACTACATAATTTTAAGAATAACTACTAAAATAGTGACCGCAATCACAAATTTTTTCATACTATCAAAATCAAAATTAATTAACATGGTAGTTCCCTCCTTTTAAAATTATATAAAAAGAGAAGATGTTCTTAAGCCTCAGTAAAAGACAGCCGTGTAGATATTACCTAGCTCCCATATTGCATTGTTTTCAATGCTTCCACCTCAGAGAGTATTATAATCGTTTTACCATAATTTTACAATCCAGAACAATAGTTCTAATTTTATAATTGTGAGTTAATGTACTCTTCTCTTTCGGATTTCGTCATTGAGAAGAATTTTTCAAATTCTATATCAAGATTTTTGCATTCAATGTTGCATGTTCTGCATATACATTTTATATAATGCGTGTAGGTAATTCGGTGGCAATTAGGACAATAATGGATTTTAAACATAATGTAACTCCCTTACATGATATCTAAATTAGTTGTATTATTAATTGTAAATCATTACATATTATCCTTTTCAATATCGAGCGTTATTTTATCATCGTTTAATAAATATTCTCTATGATAGAATTTAGTAATATCCATATCTAATGCTTCAATTACCCTACAAGCAGTTTGGAAAGTGGCTGATTCTATTTTACGCTCCCCACTTTCAAATTTTTGATACTGTTGAGGTAAAATTCCTGCTTTTTCAGCGACCTCTTGTTGGGTTAATCTAAGATTGATTCTTCTTTCTTTGAGTATGTTAGATGTTGTTAATAATTTAAAAAATTCTGTTTTCATATTACCTTCCTCTTACATTCATTTGAGTGAATTTTACATTCAGGTGAATGTTTTGTCAAGTATGAAAATATTAAACAAATGTTCTTGTAGATATATGCCAAATATTGGTATATAATATCATTATTATATATTGATGATTGGGGAATTCTATATGCAAATACCAATACGAGAATTAAAAACACAGTTAAGAAATAATATAGATGAATGTAAGAATACTCTATCTTATGAAAATATTACTGTATCAAAATCAATCTTTGGGTTATTTTCAAAATTGATAAATAAGTTCGAAAGAACAAAATCATACCAAACAGGATTATTTATTAAAAGTATGAATGATTGGCTTGACAGATATGAGCAGTGTCATAAGCCACTTGATGCTAAGATTGGCGATATTAATGTCGGTGATATATTTATGGTTGATTGGAATTTGTCATATACACCAGAATTGTCTTATGAACATCCTTGTGTAGTAATAGAGAAAGTAGGTGATTTCCTTTTTGTTTTACCTGTCTCTGGGCAAAAACAATATATTGATATGGGATATCATCCAATAAACAATAAATCAGGTGATAAAAATTATAGAATTGTAGATACATCTGATGGTTTTAATAAACAATGTGTAATTCACATTAACCAAGCAAAGGTTATTAGTCAAACACGTATTCTATATAAAATGGGAAATTTGACTACAGATACATTAGGGGAATGTAAGCTATTTGAAGAAATTAAAGATACTATGCTTAACACATATTTTCCTAATGAATATAATAAACTATTAGAGGAAAATAATGAATATAAAAGAAAATTAGATTATTTATCTATACAAAGAAAGTGTAATCAATCACGTGCAGATAAGTATAGAAATGAAAATGAAAAATTAAAGCGTGAAATTGAACAACTTAAGATAAATTTGAGTAATTTAGAAAATAATTGACAAACTAACATTATAATGTTATTATAATTACACATATAAAATATTTATTTTTATATGTCGGACAGCAAGACTTATTCTTACGAATAAATACCTTGCAAAATTAACAAGATTGTGAACATTAGTTCACCAGGACTTCTTCGATGTACGGAAGAGTCCTCTTTATACTAACAACGAAGAGCAGGAGGTTAATCCTGCTCTTTTATATTACTCTTCTTTTCTATTATCTCATCAGTCTTTATCTTCAGATCCGCTACATTCGTCACTGTGTTCACAGAATTCACAATAACATTCATCTGTATAATCACCTGTTTGCCAACATAGTTCTGTTGGAGACATATCATTGTTCATAAACTCACCACTCCTCTGCTTAAAAATATCTTAATTATACACTTGTTATTTTATCAAATTATTATATGTGAGGTGAATCAATATGAAATTATCTATAAAGATTAAAATAAATGAAATACGAGAACTGAAACCAATTGTTGAGTATATAAAGAACTTGGAGAATAATTCTCCCGAACTCAATACAAAGATAGAAATTGAGCTGGGAGAATAATTATTAGTTTTCTTTTATAACTTCAATAATTGAAATTTCTGACTTAGAGATGGTAAATGCATTAGTGTCAGAATATAAATGTAAATCATATCCAACTGAATAATGATGATTAAATATTTCTTCATTTTCAAGATTGTATTCTAATACGCCTTTATGACCATAATAGACCTTATTGATATGGTTGTATTCTTGCACTTTACCATCTTTGTTTTTAATTTTAAATGTATACATAGTATCCTCCTCTGTAATTTGATATTACTATCATACTACATTAAGGAATATTTTACCATTCGGAACATTAGTTCTTACTTAAAAATCACTCTTACAATTATTACAGTGCCATTGTTTTTTTACCTTTTGTGAGAATATACCGAACATCGCTACTGATGTTGCTTTTGATACTCCTGATATTTTCTTACAATTTGTTGAATTACAATATGGACAATGAACTTTATTTAACCAATCCTGTGCTTGTGCATTAGCTTGGGCGATTTGCTGTGGGGTAAGGTCGGGATTAGGAAGAGGTTTGCCATCTATATAATAATCACAAATAACTTGAGCATCATTAAAAGCGCAATTATATTTTTCTGTAATTAAATTTAATGCTTTTAATTTATCACCTTGACTACAAGCCAAATCAAATTCTTTTGAAAATTGAGTTTTATTTTCATATTCAAAATCACATATAGAATCCATAATATCATTTACATTCATATATAGTACCTCCATTTACTTTTAATATAATTATATCTCACATGAAAGTCATTAAGCAACTAAAAATTGTTGGAGAGTCTTTAGATGTAACAAAGACAATTAATGATATAATAAATAAAAGTAAAGAACTACAAAATACATATAATGCAAATGCGAACTTGGCAGCTAAACTTGCAAAAGCTACGTCAGGTTATTCTATTGAAGCTGTCAAAGCATCAATTGCTGAGTCAACTCTTAACGAAATGCAGATTAGGGCAATATTGAGTCAAAAAGGTCTTACAGGTAATATTCTTGAAACCACTACGGCTGAACTTGCCAATGCAACTGCTACTAATGCCGTAGCTGTTGCCGAAGGTACTACTACTACTGCTACTGTTGGATTTGGTACGGCTATTAAAGGATTGGGAGCATCATTAAAATCGCTTGCTGCCGCTCATCCTGTATTACTTGCTATAACGGCTGCTATAGGTGCAATTTATGCTACCGTAAAAATCGTTGACGCTTGTACGACAAGTTTTGATGAATTAAAAGATAAAATATCCAACTTAAAACAAGATGTTTCTGATTCTGAATCAACTTTAAAAGATTATAAAACTCAGCTTGATGAAATAAATCAGAAAATAACTGAAATTAACAATCAAGATTCTTTAAGTTTTACAGACGAACAAGAGTTAGAAAATCTCAAAAATCAGAAAACTGAGCTGGAAAATATGTATAATATTGAAAAAGCTCGTCATGATTTAAAGCAAAAAGAATTAGAAGATACTGCTAATAAATATTTTAATAAGAAAATAACACCTTCCTTATCTAAAGAATATAAGGATTATTCGGTTGTAGACGAAGATGGATTTGAAAAAAAACTTACAAAGCTTGATATAATGAATCTAGCCAAAGAAAGAATGCTATTAAATCAATCTAGGTTAGATACATTAAATGAAGAATATAATAATAAATCAAACCCTTCCAATAAAGAAACTAAAGAGTATGAGAAAAAGAAGGCACAACTTGAAAAAACTCGTAATGATGCAAAAAAAACTGCATTGGACATCCAAGAGGAAGCAAAAGAACAAGTTGAAGGCTTAGATTCAACTTCTGACACCTATAAAAAAGTTACAGAAGCTTCGCAGGAATTATCTGATGCGTTGGCAAGACTGAATAATGACTGGGATAGTCTATCTGATAAAGGTAAACGAGAGGATTTATCTTCTAAAATATCAAAAGAAGCTAAAAACTTAAGTTCGGATGATATGAAAAATATTGACAATTATCTTTCAACCTTATCTGATGATGATTTAAACATTCTTGCTAATGTGACTTTCGATGAGAATACTACAGTTGAAAGTCTTAAAGAAGTTATTAAAGCCGCTCAAGAAGAAGCTAACAAAAGTTCGGTAGATTTACCTGTCAAAACATTTGATCCTACTTCTCTTCTTGAAGAATCAGATGATAAGACTAAGACAGCAACATTAGCAGACCTTCAGTCAGAAGCAGATTTGCTATCTTCTATTCAGAAGGAAATGTCTGAAACAGGTCGTATCGGTGTCGATTCAATGCAGAAAATTATCAAGCAGTATCCAGAAGCAAAAGACGCTTTAGGTCAGTATATGCTTGGTATTATTTCACAGGAAGAGTTGTTTGATCAGTTACAGGGTGTGTATGAGGATGATAAAAATGCTTATATTTACTCACTTGTTGAGAAGTCTAAGTATGATGGTACATTCTATTCTAACCTTGTAAACACAAATAATGATTTCTTTGCAGGCTTATCTGAAGCGTATGGCGAAGATTTCAGTAACTATAAAAATCTCGCACAGGCTAAACAGAAGATTGATGATCAGCTTATTAAATATCTTTCTGGTATGTGGGGTAAATTCTATCAGACTACTATAGATACAGCAACAGGGTTAATGTCATTAACTTCAAAAGCTACTTCTATGGATGATGATATGGATTTAGGTTTATATTTGTATGATAATGGTGCAGATGAAGAGACAAATGCCATTGCTGAAATGCAGAAAATGGTTGATGATTACAATGCTTTACAGAATATATCATTTGAGTCTGCTTTTAATGGTATTGATTTATCATGGCAAGGTTTTTCAGGTGACGATTCATCATCTTCCAACGATTCATCCTCTTCACAAACAGAACAAGATGTGGACTGGATTGAACGCTTAATCAATAAGATTTCTACAGCATATTCACGTCTAAAGAATGTTGTATCAGATACAACAACTACATGGCTCAATCGTAATAACGCATTATCAGATTCTATGAGTACACTTGCAGATGAGATAAATGCACAGTCAGATGCTTACGAATACTATATGAATGCATTTAATTCTTATGGTCTTGATGACTATTATAAGAATCAGATTGCAGATGGTTCTATAAGCATTGATGTTATTTATGATGATGACTTGAAGAATGCTATATCTGATTGTCAGGATTTCTATGATAAAGCACAGGATGCTAAAACTGCTGTTCAGGAACTTAATATTGAATTAAAAGGGCTTGCTAAGAGTAGGTTTGATAATGTAGCTTCTGAATTTGAAAAGAAGATTTCATATTTCAAAGATTATTCAGACCAGCTTCAGAAGGAAATGGATATTATCACCACTAAGGGTTGGTTCTCTTCTACTTCCATTAACGAAGGTATGAAAAAGGTTGAACAGGATAATCTTGACAGACTTAAACAGGAAAGAAATGCTTTAATGAATGCCTTAAATTCCGCTGTTGGTTCTGGTAAAATAGAGAAATACAGCGAAGATTGGTATGACATGCAGAGTTCTATTGACTCTGTTACATCTTCTATTCTTGATGCTGAGAAGGCTCTTATTGAGTATGATAACGCTATCAGGCAGATTAAGTGGGATGCATTTGATAGAACAAGAGATGATGTAGAGAATCTTATTAGTGAAACTGAATTTCTTGTTGAATTATTAAAAGATAAAGGTATTACTGACGACAATGGTAATACTACTGCTGAAGGTAAGGCTGCACAGGCGTTACTTGTTCAGAAGTATCAATTATATCTAAATCAGGCTCAAAAATATAAAGATGAAATTCTTAAAATTGATGAGGAACTTGTCAATAATCCTTATGATAAGGAATTGTTAGATAGAAAACAAGACCTTATTGATAAACAGCAAGAAGCTATCAAATCAAGTATTTCTGAAAAAGATGCTATTAAGGATCTGGTCAACGATGGTTACAATGACTTATTAGATGCTTTACAGAAAGTTATTGATAAACAAAAAGAAAGTTTATCCGCTGAGAAGTCATTACATGATTACCAAAAGACAGTTGCTGAACAAGCTAATACAGTTGCTCAGTTACAGAAACGATTATTAGCTTTACAGGGGGATAATTCTGAAAGTGGTCAGTCTAAGAAACAATCCATAAGTTCAGAACTTAAAGATGCACAAGACCAGTTGGAAGAAACAGAGTATGAACAGTACATTGAAGATCAGACTAAGATGCTGGATGACTTAGCGACACAAGCTGAAGAATGGATAAATACTCGTTTAGATAACCTTGATGGTCTTATTCAGCAGATTATTGATGATAGTAATACTCATAGCGGAGAAATTAAAGATACTATCACTAATACTGCTAATGAATTTGGTATAAATCTTAGCGATGGTATGAAGAGTATTTGGGAAACAAATACAAATAACATTAATAATAATATTACTTCTGTATTTAATGATTTCGGAACAAAATTTGATAATACAATGACAACACTTAATAATGTTGTTAGTGGTATTGAGAGCAAAGTTCAGGAAATGCTTAGTCTTGCTAATGAAGAAGCTGCACAAAGACAAGCTGAGTTAGAAGAACAGAGAAGACAACAAGAAGCTGCTGAATCTAACTCATCTTCATCAGATGATTACAGTGAACCTGATTATGATTGGGATGATATTGGCGGTGGAGATAGTGATTCTTCTAGTGGTGGAGATGGCGTTGATTGGATATACTCTCCTGACTATTTCCCAAAAGATCAATTGAATGTAAATACTAGTATAGTAGACAGGTTGAAAAGTCTTGACTATGATTCTTCCTTTGGTGCTAGAGCTATGTATTTTGAACAAATGGGACTCGGTAATGACTACACGGGTAGTTATGATGATAATGTCGCAATGCTCGAATGGATGAAATCAAGAGGTATAGGAGGATATCGTAAAGGTACTAAATCAGCAACAAAAGGGCTTCATATTTATGGTGAAGATAATCCAGGCTCAGAGGTACTTGTTACTAAATATGGAGTACTTCGTCAGTTTGATTCAGGTGATACAGTATTTAACAAAGACCAAGTTGAAAAACTTTGGAATCTTTCTAAGGGTATCACTACACCAAACATGTATATGGATAACTTAGGTGCTAAGTTGCCTAATATTACCCCAGTTTCAACAAACAAATCAGTTGATATTGGTGGCATTAATGTTAATGTTGATAAGGTTGTCACAGATAATCCAGAAGACTTTACACGACAGCTTACTAACGAACTGGCAGGAAACTCAAAGATACAGAAAATCCTTGGAGAGATTAATTCTAATCAGCTCTTAGGTCGGAATTCATTGTCCACTCGTAGATACATGAAATAATATTATAGACGCATTGGTGTCATAGCCAATGCGTCTATTTTAATTGGAGGAATATAATGTCAAATAAATTGATTAAAAATAAAAACTCTACAAGTAAAGAATTTGAATATTATAAAAAACATTGTTCCTTACTTGAGAAGGAACTAGAGGAAGAAAGAAAAAAAAGAACACAACTTGAAATCACTCTTTCATGTGGTTCTGAACCCAGTAACCATGCGGTTTCCGAGCTTCAAAATTTAATAAAATCATATAAAATTGCAAAAGAGACAGAAGAAAAGCTTTGCAATGAGTTATTGGCTAAAAATAAGAAGATGGATGAAAATTTAGCGGAATTTGATAAAATAAAGCCTTTATATATAAAGAAATGTGAAAAGGAATATGATGATATTCTCAAAGAATACATAAAAATGGTTAAAATTATTGGTTAAAAATAATATTCAGAAAGGATGGTGAACGATGAAGATACAAAAAGTTCAAGTAACGGGTGCAAAAGGTAGTACCGTTGATTGTGGCTATTTCTCTAATGCTTTATATGATACATACTTACAACTCACCACTACTGCTGAAATAGGTAAACAATATAATATACATGGATATATTAAGTCAAATAGATCAGGAACAATCAGATGTCAAGATATGACTGCAAATGTTACTACTTCTTGGCAAGAAATTAAAATGATTATAATTCCAACAAGTAATATTTTGGAATTATATTTTTACCCTGGTGAATTTTATTTATATAATTGGAAAATGGAAGTAGGAACTATATCTTCTGCATGGACTCCTTCCCCACTTGATGTTAAATATGATTTGATTGAAATGGGAACAATTGTAACTCAATTATCTAACAGTATATCAAGTAAAGTATGGCAGAATGATATTAATACCGCTACAGGTGCTTTAAATACCAAGATTACAGAAGTTAAACAGAATGCTGATAAAATCTCATGGTTAGTTAAGTCAGGTTCTTCTGAGTCTGATATGATTCTTACTGATACTACATATACATTAATTTCAAAAAATATTAATCTTAAAGGAAATGCTATTTTTACAAGTTTTCTTAATGAAGACCAAACTGCGATTAACGGTGGAAAAATTGCTACTAATAGTATTACTGCTTCACAATTATCTACTGATTCCATCAAATCAAGAAATTATATTGAAAATACTTCAGGTTCATTTCTAAATCTTGCCGATGGCAGTTTTGACAGTAAATATTTAAAATGGGATTCAACAGGTATTATTACTGCAACAAATGTGAATATAACAAATGGAAAAATTCAAACTTCTGGCACAGCCAAAGATAATGACGGAATAACATATTTAATGCAATGTGTTATTTCAGGAGGTCAAATCCTCATAGAAAATTTGACTAATAATAATTCTAAACTATTTATTCAGGGGCATGGAATATGGTTGGATAATTCATTAGGAAATAATATATTACAACTAAGTGGAAGCAAAGAAGGCGGTGCTTATATAGGATTACATAGTGGTAAAGACGATAATGAAATAGTTGTTCAAATGGGAACTAATAGACAAACAAACGATGATGGATCTATTGATTATAAAGGTTATATTAATATTCCTAATTGTGCATATTTAGGAAGAGAAAATACATTTAGTACAAAAACTTGGTTTGATAATACAGTATACGTTAATGATAATTCCAATTTACAAATATGGCATAATAGCAGAAAAAAATATGGAAATCCAGTTACATATATGAATAACCCTGTTTCTATTGATTGGGATGGAAGTGTATTGAGGATTTATGTAGATAATGTAAATGTAGCTTCGTGGATAACAGCCGAGCAGAGATGGGAGTAAAAAATAGAAAGGAGAAATAAATAATGTATATAAAATACAATAACAATAATAGAATTTTAATTAAAATAGATAGTTATAAAATTATCAATCCATATATTTTTAGAATATACGGAGATATATCTACTTTAAAAAATCAAACTGGTTTTTCTATATATTATGAAGGTGATAATGTTCCTACCCAAAAATGTTCTGAATATAAATATATATATGATATAGGCGAAAATTATATAGATTACACAAATCAAAATATTATTTACTATATTTATTATATAGCAAATAAGGATAACTATGTCACAGGAACAGAAATAACTGAAAAAAAAGATGACAACAGAGTATTATGTATTTCAGGCTCAGGCAAGAAATATGAATATTATAATGATACTAATGTTTATGTAGATGACAATGGTTGTTATAATTTTAAAATCATATCCGATAAAATAGAAAATGTATCTAAAGAAGAAAAGGAAATGATTTTAAAGCAGAAAGAAATTGATAAATTAATTCAAGCTAAAAATGTTAAAATATCTGAATTAACAGAAACTTGTGAAAATATAATTCTTAACGGCGTTTATTATAATGGAAAACATTATGCATACAATTATTCTGATCAGAATAATATTTCAAACCTCGTACAGATGGCTAAAACAACAGGTATGGATGTACCTTATCATGCGGATGGAGAACTTTGTCACCTATACTCTCCTGCTGATATTTATGCTATTTATATTACAGAGGAAATGAATGTAACTCAAAATACAACATATCTTAATCAGCTTAAGGCTTATGTTAATACACTTAAAGATATTGATAGTGTCAATAATATTGCATATGGTCAGGAACTTACGGGTGAATATCTCAAGAATCTTAATAATATTATGGAACATTCGCAGAAAATTATAGAGGTGTTAAATGCAAAAACGTTTAAGATTACTCAGTAAGCATCTATTTTTGTTTTTAGTTGGTGCAAGTCTTTATATTTTTATTGAGGTAATATATAGAGGATTTTCTCATTGGACTATGGGTGTTTTAGGTGGAATATCATTTATATCTATTGGACTTATTAATGAAATATTGAGTTGGGACACACCAATATGGATTCAATGTCTAATTGGAGGATGTTTAATAACATTCTATGAATTTATCACAGGTGTAATATTGAATCTTTGGTTACATTTGGGCATATGGGATTATTCTCATATGCCTTTTAATATATTAGGTCAAATATGTTTACCATTTACATTAATTTGGTGTGTATTATCTTTAGTGGGAATTATATTAGACGATTATTTAAGATATTGGTTTTTTAATGAAGAAAAACCAAGATATAAATTATATTAAACAACAATTTGGATAGTAATGGCATGTTGGGAATAATGTTTTTAAGTCATTATGTTGATTTTTCAAAAACAAATTTCGCAACATTAGTATCAGACTGGGATAATAAATTCGGTGATATTTACATGATTATATTTGGTTATAATAATTATACTAAAACCGATTTAATTAACACCGCAGGAACATGCTTTTTCATTAAGACATGGATTACAAACAATGTACCAGTCATTACATTTCTAATTGATTCTAGTGAAGTAAAAATTGCCAAAGTCAATAATTTATGATAATAGAAATTTTAAATTTTTATCAAATTTAAGAATCCGATATGTTCCCCATTTACCAAAAGCAATAGATATTGGGGGCATATGGAGTGCTTTGAGAAGTTGGCAATAAAACTGTCAACACTATTCTACTTTGTACCATTCCACTAAATTTAATAATCGCAGAATTTTTTCGGTAGTACTAAAAACATCTTCATATATTTGAATACTAATATTGTTGCTTAGTTCACTTACTCACCTATCAAATTCGAATAAAAAAAATAATAAAAAAGAAAGGAGGAATTTTAAAAATGTCTTTAATTGATTTTACATATGCTGATCAAAAATTATCGAACTTTGGTTATATGCCATGTAGTTTCGATTCACCTGATTTATCATCTATTTCATTCGGAAGTAATGTTACATTTACAACCATAAGACTTAATTCTTCTTCAAAAAATAAATTACTTTCAACAAAATATGAAGATGTATATACGACATCTGAGCCAATCCAAATATGTAAGAAATGTCCTTCTGATAATATATATATTACTCATGAAGAATTCCGATTATTAGAACGATGGCTTAATAGAGGAAAATATTTAAAACTTACCCCTAAATATGAATATGAAAATGAAGAATTATATTTTTATGGATATTTCAATGTACAAGCATTAATATATGGAGGTCGAATTGTAGGTGCTGAATTGACATTTACAGCTAATTCTCCTTTTGCTTATAAATATGTAACTCAATCTTTTGATTTGACGAATAACAAATTAACATTTTCTTTAAATAGTATTTCTGATGATTTTAAACCAATTTATCCTAATATAAACATAACTTTAAAACAAGCTAGTGATATATCTTTAATGAATATGATTGATAATTCCGTCACTTCGATCAAAAATTGTTCAGAAAACGAAACAATATCTATCAATGGTGAAAATAAAATCATCACTTCTTCACTCTCTCATACATCTCTTCCTAATGATTTTAATTATGAATTTCCAAAAATATACACATCTTATGAAATCGCTACTAATAATTTCTCGGTTTCAGCCCCATGTACAGTAACAATTAGTTACGAACTGCCAAGAAAGGTAGGTGTTTATTAATGCAAATTAAAATTCTATCATCTTGCGGTAATACATTGTTATTTGGACAGACTGCTACTTTAGCAGTTCAATTATATGATGATAATGATAATATTATAAATGATACTTCTACTTATCATTATGTATGGAAAAAATATCATGAAGGTCGAGAGGTTAAATGGGACGCATCTGGACAAACAATAACAATTATATCAGATGAATGTGGTAATGTGGTATATAAAGTCTTTGTTATGGATGAGAATAGTCTTACAAATTTTTCAGGAAATTTGATTACGGACAATGAAGATAATATATATACAGCATATTTTTCTTTTGATTCTATTTTGACCGAAATATACAACGGTTCTTCTGATATACCACCATATTCTAAAGATTTAACAATAATCTTAGCTTCAAGGAATTTAAAGCTACTTGGACAAATAGTTAATATAGATTCTGATAGTATATCTTACAAGAATTCTCTTAATGCAGCAAATGAATTGTCTTTTACTGTACATAAGAATCTTGACAATATAATTGAACCTTTATGGGATAAGATAACCGATCTAAAATTGGCTTATGTTAAAGAACTAAATCAATATTATCAAATATCTGTTACTATTAATGATACATCTGATGATATAACAAAGGTAATATCTGCTACTTCTTTATGCGAAGCAGAATTGAGTCAGAAATATATTCATAATACGGAAATCAATACAGAGAATGATATTACTAGAGATGATTATACAATTACAAAATTTTATAGCCTTACTGATAAAAAAGCTTCTTTGTTAGATAGAATATTGTCGTTTGCTCCAAATTATAAGATTGGACATGTTGATGATACTCTTGTCGATCTACAAAGAAGTTTTTCTATTGATGGAACAAGTATATATGATTTCTTAATTGGTGATTGCTCTGAGCAATTTGGATGTTTATTTCAATTCGATTCTACCTCAAGAACAATTAATGTATATGATTTATATACAAATTGTTTAAATCCTGAATGCGGATACCGTGGAGAATTTAATGATACTTGCCCCGAATGTGGAAATACTAATCTTTCATATTTTGGCGAAGATACTTTTATTTATATTGATAAGGACAACTTAACAGATTCTATTGAATTTACAACAGATATTAATTCTGTAAAGAACTGTTTTAAAGTTGTGGGTGGAGACGATGATATCAACGCTGCTATTCATAATGTCAATCCTAATGGTTCAGATATTATATATAGAATAACGGACGAACAAAAAGATGATATGTCTTCTGAACTTGTAGAGAAATTATCTGATTATGATGAATTATGTGACTTTTATAAAAGTACTTATAAATCAATCAATATTGATATCTATAATGCTATGGATAAAATATTGTATTATACTTCATCTATGATGCCGACAGTTGAGCATGAAGAAGTTACGGCATCTACCGAAGCAGCAAAACTTACCTCTGCTAAATTAAGTCCACTAGGATTACAAAAAGTAACTACTTCTACTTCTGTTGCCACAGTGAACACGGCACTGAAGATGTTAGCAAGGGTGTTTGTTAAATCAGGATATGTCAAGGTTGAAGTTGATACAGATAACACAAATACATTTACCTATGTTGGTATAGATGAACAGCATAATCATTATGGTACTTGGTATGGTCGATTTAAAGTTACCAATTATAGCAACGAAAAAGATATTGTATACACTAATTATATGGAAATTAAGGTATACGACTTATATGAAGAATATCTTGATCAAAAAATTAAGAAAAACATCGTAAGTAATGATAAAGATGGTGAAGGTAATCTATTCAATGTATTATCTATTGAAGACTTATCACAATTTAAGAATGCATTAACTTATTACTGTTTGAATAGACTTACATCATTTTATTCTGCTATTGAAGGATGTATGAACATACTTATTGAAGCTGATCAAGCAAAACAAGGTGCAGATTTATATGAGAAGTTCTATTTAAAGTATTATAACATGCTTCAGGCATGTCAGGACGAAATTGATACTCGTAATGCAACAATAACCGAATGGAATGGTAAGTATGATTCATATGTTAATCAGCGAAACATAATTCAAGATAAACTTAATTTTGAAAAGTATCTTGGTAAGGAATTATATAATGAATTTATATCATATATTAGAGAAGATACTTATACTAATGATAATTATATATCCGATGGATTGACCAATGAAGAACTGTTAAATAAAGCCGAGGAATTGTTGAATACGGCTAAATTAGAATTATTCAAGTCAAGTGAAAGACAACACAGTATATCTTCGACTTTGTATAATTTGTTGCAGATGAAAGAATTTTCTGAAATTATTGATAAGTTCCAATTAGGTAATTGGATAAGAGTCAAAGTCGATAATAATATATATAGATTAAGACTTGTATCTTATGAAGTAAATAATAGTGGTATAGAAAATATTAATGTTGAATTTTCTGATGTTACACAAACTTTAAATGGTCAAAATGATACAAAAAGTATCATCAGTAAAGCTCAACAGATGGCTACTAATTATAGTTATGTAAGTACTCAAGCAAAGAAAGGTGAACAAGCACAGAATTCTATTGCTTCTCTTCTTACTAATGGTTTTAATACGGCTATAACCGCAATAAAAAATGCTGATACAGAAGATATTATTATTAATAAAAATGGTATATCTGCTAGAGCATTAAATGATATAGAGTCTGCGTATGAACCTAAACAACTTAAGATTATTCATAATATGATTGTATTCACCGAAGATAACTGGCTTACAGCTTCTACAGCGATTGGTGAGATAAAATATACATTAGACGGACAAGAGTTTTCATCTTATGGAATAATTGCTAAGAGTATGATATCTGGAATAATAATTGCAGGACACATATATTCAGCTAATTATTCTTCTACAAATAAGACAGGGACTCATATTGATCTTGACTCAGGTTCATTTTCTTTAGCTGGTGATAAGATTATTTATTCAGCAGGAGGAAATAAACTTACACTTAAAGATGTGCTTGTTGAGTATACGACTGAAGATGATAAGGGTGAAAAAACACAAATTGTTACAGGTCTTGATACTGTTGCGATTAAGGTAGATACAATTAATTCAAAATATATCAGTACAGATAATTTTTCTGCTAAGTTTGCAGAGATAGACATTGTAAAAATTAATGAGTTGTATGCAAATTCTGCTTTTATTACTTCTCTTAATTCTTATACATCTAATTCTATTAATTCTACAGTTAATACCGAGTTTGTTAAAACTCTTATTGCTGGTCATGCTACTCTTAATGATTTATTTACAAGTAATTTTACAATAGGTTCTGATGATTGTGGTTATGTTCTTATGAACGGTTCTACAATGCAATTTAAAGACAAAAACGGTAATGTATATGTTCAGATAGGCACAGACAAATCTGGTGGACATTCTATTATTATTAATGATAGTAATGGAACTGCTATTATGAATGGTTCAGGTATTACTGCTAATGCTATTGCAGATGGTTTAATTGTGGACAAAATGGTTAAGAAGAAAGATACAACTTATAATGGTATCTCAGGTGATAAGCTTAATATAGATTCTGTTGTAACAAGTATTAATGAGGGTAATAAAACCATTAAATCTTCTCTCATTTATTTTGATGAAGATAAACAAACGCTTGATACCAAATTGGGTAAAATGGTGGAAACAGACACTACGATAAGTAACAGTCTTAATACAATTAAAAATTCAGTCGATGAGAACACCTCTGCAATTACACAAGTTACTATGTCTGCGAATGGTAATAATATATTAAGAAATTCTGATACATTGATATTTGATGATTATATAATTGGTTCAAAACTTATTGATGCAAGCAATAATATTCTTGTTGATAGAAACGGTTATATATTAGTCGGTTAATTAAGGGCTGAGAAATCAGCTCTTTTATTTTTTTAAAGAAAGGAAATAAAAAAAATATGGCAAATAAAAAAATAACAGATGCTACTCAGATAAGCACTATGTCTGGTAGTGATAAATTATTCGTTAATTCAGGTGATGATTTAAAGCAAATCACACTAGATCAAGCTGTCGCAGCATCAACACCAGTTCAACAACTAAACAACAATATAGAATTTTCCACTTTGGTAAAAAAAGCAAAAAATTTAGAACCAAACACAGACTTAAATACCATAACTACATCTGGAATATATTATCTTCTAAACGCAGAAACATGGGGCAATGCTCCAAATACCAAAGTAACAAATAGTTATCTTATAGTGATTGCGGTTAACACAAAAAGATGTACACAGATACTTCTTCCCGGAAATGACACTGCAATTTACATTCGTTCTACTTATACTGATAACACACTTTGGACTAATTGGAAATCTAATAATACAGACATAGAAATAAAAAACTGTTTTTGCAAAAATATTGCAAGTGTAGATGGTACTCTTGAAGGTTATGGCTATAATTATTGTTATTATAATAAATCTACTAAAATAGGAATATTACACTTTGCGTCTCGAATTGAAACACCAGATTCTACATTAAATAATTTTTCTGGCTATTATGATGTGACAACAGTTCTTGAAAATATGGGTATTACTAGCTTTAATAAAATATTGGAAAGCAATTATACTCCATACGATTCCACAGGTGTAGTTCGAGCAAAGTTGATAGGCTATGGAACAACATTATTATATAGCTCTGCAAGTCAACATTATGCTTTTGCTCGATATTATACAAAAGATGGAGAGAAAGGCGCATGGGCAACAAGCGAATTCCAAAAGGGTGATTATATTACAGGTTCGCTTATATTTTAGTTAAGTTTCAGAGACTGCTTTAGTAATTACACCATCGTATTTAATATTATTACTGTTTAATTGTAATATTTATATTTCTTTTCAATAGGAGAATCTTTAATTGCATTCTCCTATTTTTTACAAAAAACTTCACATGAAATACCGATTTCTTAATACAGCTATATAAAGGGGTAAATCGCTTGTATTTGACCAAATTAAGGCTTTTATATAATTATATGATAAATTGACGGTGTATTTTATATTTAAGTCAATTTGAGCCATATATAAGCGATTTTATATAGGCGTATAGACATAAACAAAAAATTTTTTAGGGAACATTCCTGGTTATATTAATCAGAAGTGTTCCCTATTTTTTACGATTTTAATATGGTATAATTATTTCAGTTGATATTTATGGAGGTATATTATGAAAGAGGGAATTGAAGCTTATATTATTGAGAGTAATTTGAAGGTTAGAAAGGTAACTGTCACTCATGTTACTGGTAATCTTGCTACTGTACGATTTGAAGAAGGCGGTGGAATCAGAGTGCCTATTAATAGACTATATGGATCTGAAGAGGAAGCCACAAAGGAATTAAGATATAAAACCGAAATAAAAAAACCGCCTCATAATTATTTAAATGGACAATTATTATAA